TTTGGTTTGTCAGAAACTACTGCCTCTGCTTTTGGTTTATCAGATGCTACTTTTGCCTTTGGTTTGTCAGACTTAGTAGTTGTTTTTTTCACCGTTGTAGCAACAGTTGGTTTTGGTTTTGCGACTGGTTCCGCTGTAGATTTTTTCTTATCTTTCTCAATCTTAGGACTACCGTCAGGATTATGAGTTTTAACATATTCGCGTGCACGTTCTGCTGCACCGCCTCTGCTGTTGGCACCATACCCGTCGGAAACCTTCTGATAATACTCTGGTAGATCTTTATATTTACCAGCAGGTTTTCCATTAATGAAAAACCCGTCCATGTTATTACCAGTTAAACCGAATTTAGCAGTTCCTTCTTCTTGTTGTTTTCTCGCCCCGATGTTTATACTCTTAATACCCTTATCAATACCGTAAAGAATCGACCCTGTTGCAGCAACTGCAGCAGTTCCTGCAATTGCCATCGGCGCTGTTATTGCTCTGGCACCTGTTGCGATTGCTCTTGCGCCTGATCCGATTCCTCTGGCTAATGCTCTGCCGCCGCCCAATATTGCTCTGCCGAATGATCGGGCACCTGATCCAATTGCTCTTGCGCCTGATGCTATTCCTCTACCAACTGCTCTTACGCCTCGTCCGAGTGCTCTTGCACCTCCTGCGAGCAATCCTCCAGCTAATAATCCGCCGCCTAGCATGGGTAATCCGCCGCCACCTTCGCCGCCACCAGATGGCATATTATTCATCTTTTCCAGTATTTTTTTCAGTATATCAACTGTTTCAGATGTATTTTCTTGTATTGATACATTAGATTCAGCAGTTTTTTGTAATGCTTCAATTGTGGCATCCTTGGAAATGCCTGCTGAATCTTCTTGTTGCTCACTATTAATTGGCGAAGATTTTGAAGTTTTTTCGGATGATTCGGATTTGCTCTCTTTGAAGAATTCTTCGATAACTTTTTTAAACTGGTCAGATACAGATTGAGATTGTACTGTATTTGATTCAGAATCTATTCTGGTCATCAACCGTTCGCGCTTTTCTGTGTCGGATCTAACTACATTATTATAGAAAGTACCTTCTTGTTCAGGATCAGCACCAACTGCTATCTTGAAACCACGTTTAACGTCTCTGCCTAAATTAGACGCAAATCCTTTGGTGAGTTTTCCGATACCAGATGCACTTTTTTCAACTGGTTCATTTTCAGCGTTCATACCAACTGAACGACCAAGGCGATTTAATAGTGTATCTTTCTCGCCAGTTAGAGTGTACCCCGATGCCTTTACTGCTTCATCACGAGCGGTAGATTCCATCGTAGATCCGAGTTTTTGTAACGTAGGATTATTCGAGGATTGTAATTCTTTTGTGATACCAACAATCTTACCAATTGCTTTCTCGAACTCGCCCATGTTTTTAGTCTGTAACTTGGTGATCTCTTCGATCATTGTTTTGATCAACTGTTTCTGATCATCATTAGTTTCATCTCGCATCTCAATTGCTGATGCCTCAAATGTCTTCATGAAGGTTGAGATCATAGATTGTGTAGCAGTAGGATTTGCCTCTACCTTAGAACCTGGATTTACTGCAGCAGCAATCTTAGAAAGTTGACTTTCTTTGCCGATACCTTTTTGTTGTGCAGTTCCAGACTGAGGGATGGTGCGGCCTTGTCCGACTCCTGAACCAGCAGTTCCTTTTTCATTTATTGGTCCAGTTTTTTCGTCTAATTCGTTCATTAGTCCTGATTCTCTGCTTTCTTTTTAAGATGCGCCATTAGCATCCCTATATAAACTTCCCTCTCCCACGGCATCATATTCTCTAATTCAGTCAAACTGTATTTATGTTCATGCATTAAAATAAAGTTGATTTTATAGAAATTCATTAAGTTATCATGAGAAAGGGTTATCCGAAAAAATTTTCTACACCTTCCACAACCACCGTGTTCTCAGTTTCGCATTTTACACATGTATACTCGATATTGTGGAAAATCTTCGGCGAAGTGATAAAGAATTCTACGATTTTCTCAAACTGTTCACTTGTTAATCCTTCGATAAATTCTACGATTTCTTCAGTAGTTTGATCCTTCGCATCATGTATTTCATCTTGTGTGAAGATTTTATCAATACATGATACAACCAAATCAAATATGGGCAAGTCATCATCAACCAAAACTTCTGCAGTTGGATATTTCATGATGACACCAATATCGTCAGTGATCATAATTTTATTTTTGTGGTCAGGAGTTATCTGTAACTCAATCTGATCCAGATCCAAAATAGTTGGAGTCTTGTGACCACATTCACCGCAAATCAAATTGAACTCTGAGTCTCTGCCGATAGACTGTGAACGTAATCTAATAAAGATGTTTTGTATGTCAAAGAATGGTAGATTCTCTGCGTCAATTTTACCATCGGAGCAAGAATTAATAACTTGCTGCATGGATCGAATCATATCTGCTCGTTGATTTGATTCCGCCGCTAGAATCAAAATCTTTTCCTCTCTCACGAGAAATGGTCTCATTGATACCTTTTGTTTCGTTGAATATACTTCAACGTCAAATGTCGGTACTGATATTGTAGGTAATGCCATAATTTACTCCAAATTATTTAAGTGTCTTCAAATTCTGGGATGTCAGCGATGTCAGATTCAACATCATTGATAAACTGATCAGCGTCATCAGTATTATCTAATTCATTCAAATTACTATATTCTACGCCCTCTGGTGTATATGCACTTATTACTTCCCATCTCTTATATGCGAAAGTCACAGGCATTCTGAGAACTTCTGAATTGGTTGCAGAAACAGTTATTGGTGCGATAGATCTTGGAAATGCTTCATGAATTCTCCAATGAGCAATAACTTCGTCTTCATTATTGAGAGATACTAAATCAATTTCTGAATAGTAATCATCTGGGTAACTCACATATCTCGAGTATGGATTGATAATTTTGCGCATCCAATCTCCGAAGAAATCTTTTGCGGTCCAAGATGTATCACACAAAAACGTAAACGTGATAGAATCCCCACCAAAATCAATAGCATTTGCACGTTGTTCATTTAGATTGTTTAATCTTAGTGGTCTAGTTCCAACCAACAGTCCTGGGAACATTGCATCTTCAACCATCATAGAAATTATTTTTGGAGAATCTCCTTGACTTGTTCTATGCTCGCGCATGAACGAAGGTGCGAAAAACAGTGCTTCAAATCGACTAGATCTCGCAAAATCAGTTTTTCTAATCTGACCTAAAAAATCATTTATGTTATGGAACGTTGGTTGCGCCATTAGAATTTGCTCCTAGAATCTCTGAATACCTGTTCCTTTGTGGCACCCACAAAGTTCTCGATCGGCAAGAATATTGCTGCTTGCCAGTCTTCAGGATTGACTTTTAAGAATTGTGAATTAACATGATTCGCCAGATAATGTTTGATGCATGGTTTGACTTCATTCGCATTCTTCAAGTTATTTAATAGATTGTATGACATGCGTAACTTGGTCGTTTCAGAATATGTCTTGGTTGTTTTGTAATCTAACAACTCACCAAGAACTTGTGCTCGTAACAGGTAAGGTAGATAATGTAAATTGATTCCATAGAATCCACCTTTTGCTGGACCAAATGGCAGCACTAATGGGAAGGTGTCGTAGAAAGGAAGTTCTTCCTTTAACTTTGGATCATAGAAATACATATACATCGAACCAATCTCAATATTGGAGTTTAATTCACCAATATCAGATTTCATTACGCTGCTCTGAGACAACCTCGCACCAACGAGGTTTTTCACATTACTCATATACCAATCCATGGACTTTTGTCCATCACCTGCCTTGGCACGAAGTCTCTGAAACGGATTTGCCAATTACCTACCTTGTCCTCTGTATGCTTTATAGTTTGCACGTTTACGTTTATTCATGGTTGAAAACTTAATCGAAGAGGCACTGCCACCAATTGTGGTCTTACCCTTTTTCTGATTAGTAAAGGAAATCTTATTGTTTCCACCACTTGCCTTTGCCATAGATATTCTCCTTCTTATTTATTACGGATTCCCAACTCTTTTTCAGTCAGGATGATAAATTTCCATCCTCTATCTTCACAAAACTCAGTAGCAAATTTCCACTTTGCTTGGTTTACACCCCATTGCATAACTTCCTGTAGAAACTTCTTTGTTTTTCTAGCGGGAACTTTGGGTTCTTTAGTAAACTTCTGCGGTTTTACCTCAACCAGATACTTCTTTGTAACACCACTTTTTTCTTGAACCTTGATATAAAAATCCACGAAATATCTATGTACTCGATTATCTAAAGGAGAGATATATGGTATGGGCAACTCTTCAGATCCCCATTCCAATATGTTGTCGTTATTATCACACCACTTCATGAACTTCAGTTCCCAACTGGAGCGATAAACAATGTTGTTTGGATTACCAATATATTTTTTTGCATTCTGTATTTTATACAGACCTTTCAAAGATTCCTTACCATAACTCATATAAATATTCCAAACTCTATACTCAATAGGATATTTATTCTAGATGGCATTAACTCCTGCACCCGCAGCCCCTACGCAAACTCCTGCTCCAGGAGCAACTACACCTGCTGCACCAACAAAGGCACCTGAACCGAAAAAAGAAAGTAGGTTCAGCAGAGGAACTGCGCCTGTTAATTTCCTAGAAACACCGCTGGATAAAGACGGACAACGACGTTATCCGTTAGATATTGGAAATTCCGACGAGTTTCCACATTATGTTGTTTTCTATCCTCTTGTTCGCGAAGGAACAAAACGAGGTAAAGAATTATTGGCAAGCGGTGGTGGAAGAATTTTCGACCAGACAGACCAAAATAGAGTTGATCCACAAAATGGTGAATTGGCGGTAGGAGCGGCAGGTGCAATTCTTGGCGCAGGCATAGGTGCATCTACTGGAATTGGTGCTGCAGTATCTCTCGGTAATCGATTAAAATCAAATGGCGGTAATACAGTAAATCCGAATCCGAATGTCACAGGCGGTCCAGTTTCTATTATTACTAAATTGGCAGCAGGACTTGGAGGAGCACTCATTGGTGGGGCTGTGGGCGGTGCAGCAGGTGTTGCTGCTAGTGCTATCGCTGGAGAGCAACGTCTAGTAATTGGTAGCGACGAAATCGTTCTTCATATACCAGAAAAAATTGGATCAGCATATAATGCAAACTATGAAACAGCAGATCTCGGCGCACTCGTCGGTGGTCTTGCTTCAGGAAAGACATCACTATCAGGATTGGTTAAAGAAGGATCAGAAACTGCTGATTATCTTGTGAGAAAGGCAGGGCGAATCGCGAATATCGCTGGATTTGATCAATTTAATAATGCTCTGGAAGCAACTTCTAAGAAAGTAGAAAATCCATACAAGGAGCAATTGTTTAGATCCATGGGATTTAGAAAATTCTCATTTGACTATAGATTCGCGCCGAGAAATGCTGCTGAGGCAGAAATGGTTTTTGGATGGCCAACAGGAACGAATGGTATCCGAGATTCAGGTATACTCAAATTATTTGCGATGCACATGCATCCAACCATGAGTCCCAATGGACTTTTCCTAACATATCCATCAGAATTCATGATAATCTATTATCACAATGGTACTGAAAACACATATGTTAGAAAAATATCAAACTGTGTGTTGACAGACATGGTTATTGATTATGGTGCAGAAGGGTTTACTACATTCTCAAATGGTTGTCCGACTGAAGCATTTGTTAGACTTCAATTCTCTGAATTGGAAACTCTGACTACCGAAAGAATTGATAAGGGATACTAATATGTTTTTTTCTATGTTCCCCAAATTGTTAGTCAATACTATCACACCAAACACAGCAACACTTGTAACTGATATATTTCGTAGAATCTCGCTCAATAAATTCAAAAGCAATATAGTTTTATTACAAACAATTACTGTCCCAGATGGTTTTACGATTGAGCAAGTTTCTGATAAGTTTTACGATAGTCCAGACTATCATTGGGTAATAATGACTATAAATGATATTGTTGACGTGCGTAAAGAATGGCCGATTGGTGATTCAGATTTAATAGCATATTGCAAAAAAAAGTATGGTGAAACTGGAATTTACTTGCCCCACCACTACAGAACAACTGATACTCCACCATTGATTGTGGATTATGATGCCACAGATTTAACAAATGGCGTAATTAATGTTGTTTCTAATTATCAGTATGAAGAAGAACTAAATAATACAAAGAGGGAAATAAAGATGTTGGAGCCAAAATATTTGGCGGAATTCGTATCTTTATACTCGAGTTTGATTAGTAGGTAATTAATAATGGCAGAACCGACAGCAGATCCAAGTAAATCTGCATCAACTAAAAAGGTATCAGGAGTCAGTGATGCATTGGCAAAACCAGGAGATGTAATTATTGCATCTCTTGACTTAACCGTAATCTCATCACAACAACCATTAGATCTAAAACCGTTTATGATGGAAATAAATCTTTATGAAGATATTTTTTCACCGACTTTACATGGATCAGTGGTTATTCGTGATTCTTTAAATCTTGTTGGAACGTTACCGATTGTCGGGGATGAAGTTCTCACTATTGATATACAGACTCCATGGGGAGAGATGGGTGGTTATTCGAAAGGCAATCTTGGAGCATTCGATCCAATTAACAAAATTCAGAAATCTTTCTCTGTTTATGCAGTAAAAAATCGCAAACTTAATAATGATAGAGAGCAATATTACGAATTACTATTTTGCTCATTAGAAGCAGCTGCTGATAACGTTACAAAAATAAGTAAAAAATTTGAAGGAACAACTGATGAGATTGTTTCTGAGATTTTTACAGAAAACATGAAATCAAAAAGATTTTTCAATAGCAAAGACGAAGTTGTTGCGGCACCCGTCCCGACGACAACTGATGGAACCGAATCTTCTCAAGATGTAACTGACGAGACATTATATACGGAACTGTATATCGCTGACACTCCACACGAGACAGAGATAACATTTGTATCTCCAATGTGGTCACCAATCGAAACATTGAATTGGTTAGCAAAAAGATCTATTGGTAATCTACACAAATCTCCGACATTTTTATTTTATGAAACAACAAAAGGATTTTATTTTGCATCCATAGAAGCTCTTGTTAAAAATCAGTTAGAAAACGGAGATATTTACTCAGCGTTTGTATACAATACTAATCTACAAAATCTTGATAAAGTTTCCTCAATGATCAAAGGATTTCAAACAATTGAGGCACTAGAATTTATTACAAATTTAGATATACTTCAAAGTCAAGACTTGGGGCATTTCGCTAGTACTATTCATTCATTCAACATGGTTAAGAAAGAATATACTGCATATCATTATGATCATGGGTTCAACTATAAACAATATAATCACATGGAAGATGGAAAATTGGATCCAGCAACAGGGGCATATACATTCCCTGACATTGATAGAGATGATCCTAGTAAAACCGACAAAAAATACAAGATGATTTTTCCAATTAATGTGATGCGTTCTGCAGATAGTAAACCATTTGTTTCAACGGTTAATCCTGGTGTGTTGGATTCAACAGTAGACTCTATCGATTTACGCCCTGAAGATTTTGTTTCACAGAGAAATAGCTCTTTGATGGACTTGACCACATTGAGATTACAAATAACAGTTCCTGGAAGAACAGATGCTGAAGTTGGTAGAATGATTAAATTATACTATCCATCTGTTGGGGAAAAAACTAAAGAAGATTCTGAAGCATTGATATGGGACAAATTTATATCTGGTATTTACATGATAACTGCGATACGCCATCAAGTATCACCACTAAGACATACCATGTTTTTAGAGATTTCTAAGGATTCATATGCACAACAAATATATGAGGTCGAAGAGATTGGTGGTTCAGTTAACACAGAAAATACAGGAACTCCGGCACCAGATCCTGCAGCAACTCCGGCAGATCCAGCAGCAACTTCAGCACCAGCAACGAATTCGGCAAAACCAGTTGGAAAGGGTTCGTTTATCGGTGATAGTATTGCACAAGGTCTAGGAAGTTCTGCCAAGAATGCAGCAACAAATGCTACTGTTGGTTGGAATACTGATAAAATTAAGAAAAATTATGTTGCCAAGGGTGGTTCCGATTATACAGTTATTTCAATGGGATCAAATGATAAGGGTTATCCAAATATTAAAACTGCTGAAAACGCAACTGCAGTAAGAGAATCTATTAAATCCCAAACTAAAAAGGTTATTTGGATTCTTCCATATGATAATACTATTGCACAGAAAATACAAGGTGTTGCATCTAAATACGGCGATAAAACTGTTAGACTATCAGAATTCCCCTCTAATGATGGATTACATCCAAAGAGTTATGCAAAGGTTCTCGAACGTGTTAACAGTGAGATAGGAAGTTAAATTATGGCAATGAATAATATTACATCTAATAATAATGCAAACTTCTATTGGTGGTTCGGAGTGGTGGAAGATCGTGATGATCCACTACGACTGGGTAGATGTCGAGTAAGAATTATTGGATATCACACGGAAGATACTGAGACTCTACCAACAGAAGATCTTCCATGGGCGATACCAGTCATGCCAGCAAACTCAGCAGGTACTTCTGGTGTTGGGTGGTCTCCGACTGGTGCAGTAGAAGGTTCTTGGGTTGTTGGATTTTTCGCCGATGGCGAAAATGGTCAACATCCTATGTTTTTTGGATCTGTAGGATCAATTCCAGGAGGATTAGCATCAGCAGATTGCGCTCCTTCCGAGGGATCCGGATCTTCTGGTGATGCTGCAACAGGTAGCGGGGATTCTGGTTCTGCTGGCGATGTCGGTGATGTAGTACAACCAAGTGGTAATGCCAAAGATCTGGAATCTTACTTGGAATCTTGGTTAGATGCTAATGGTAGTAAAAAAATAAAAGGATATACTCCACTTGCCAAGGCTATGATCATGGCACAATGCGCCCACGAATCTGCTAACTTCACGAAAATGACAGAAGTGGGCGACGACAATTATATTAATAATGGTAGACGCAAAAACGGGACAAAGGCTCATAGCGGTTATGATATTACAAGTATAGATCCAGAAGGTAGGAAAAGGGCGAGGTTAAATGGCAATACGCAACCAGGAGATGGAAAGAAATATCGCGGAAGAGGATTTTTGGGACTTACGTGGAAAATTAATTATCGAAACGCTGGAAAGTACCTTAACCAACCGCTGGAGCAAAATCCAGAGTTAGCAGCAACTAAAGAGGTCGCAGCATTAATACTAATTTACTACTTCAACAAAGAACGACCCAACATAGGCAAAAATAATAGATGGGGCGATGTCGAGTACGTATCTACAGCAATTAATGGTGTGGACCCTGCGTTGGGTCTTGCTGATAGAAGAAAGAGATTTGCCTTCTATAGAAATAAGTATAAGGTATAACCAATGAAAAAATATGATTCATCTACTCCATATTTTACGACAGTTGACAGTATCAACATGGCGGAAGACGAGACCATTGGTTCTCTGACTCGCGATGATGTCGTTACGCTTCTGAAGCAAATTCAGAACGCCATGACCCTGCAGTATTATAATCGAGTATATAATTTTGGCGAAACTCCGAAACAAGGATTTAATTTACTCGTTTCACCTGGATATATTGTTCCCGCTACAGCACCAACAGTAGTAGAGACTGCAGCAACAGTAACACCAACAGCAGCAGTAACTACTGCAACAACAGTTAATACTCCAGTTAAGAGAATATCAACTGATCCTGCAGATTTCGAAGATGCAGATCCATATATTCAAGATCAAATCGTCGAGATAGATGCAACAACACCACGATTGTGGGCGAAACTCAAAGATGGAAGAATTGTTGAACCTAATTTTCACACTAATATAGATGCTAACAATGATGCAAAAATCGCATATAGATTAACTCTAGACGCAGCGAATACTCCTGAGACATCAACAGTAACACCAACAGCAGCAGTAACACCAACAGCAGCAGTAACTACTGCACCAGTCGCTGTAACACCAACTGGCGATCAGTGGAAATTCAACGTCGTGCATGCGGATGGTGAATATGGTGTATATAAACTGGGTGTTACACAGTTAATTGATGGAGGAATACTCGGAAGCGAATTGAACACCTGGATTAATGACAATCTACCAAATATTCCTGTACCATCAAGAGGTAACGAAGAATATGAAAGTTGGTATAGTCGGTTTGTGAAGTATAATTCCGGTAAGCAAACAAGAATAATTGAAGCGCCTGTAAGTGCAAGAAATAATGCATTATACTACATGCTCATACACATTATTAATGGTTCAGATTCAAGATTTAATGTTTCTTGTCATCCGGAAATCAAATCAGAAATAATTGTAACACCAGCACAACCAGTTAAGAGAATATCAACTGATCCTGCAGATTTCTTACGCGCACATCCAGATATTCAAGATCAAATCGTCGAGATAGATGCGGATGAAATACCATTATGGGCAAAACTCAAAGATGGAAGAATTGTTGAACCTAATTTTCACACTAATATAGATGCTAACAATGATGCAAAAACCGCATATAGATTAACTCTACAAGCGCCGAATACTTCTGAACCACCAAGAACAAGATTTCTTGATCCGAAAAATATGCATGATGCGTTCATTTTACAACCACATTTACAAGATATTGCTGCAGTAAATTTGCTCAAATTCACATATCAATTATTGCTGACTTCAAGAGCAATTAATGAGAGTGTTGATAAAAAGACTCTTGCTGGCGCATTGGGTATGTCGATTTGTTGGGATATCGACGCAACTCAAAACTATTTACGGGGAAATGTTAAGACAGATGCAAATGGTGTATCTGCTAAATATTGGTTTGATGTTGGATTTAATGCTGTCGCGCTTCCAATAGAACAGGTTGCAACTCCAGGACCGACTCCTGGAACGACCAGTATTGTCAAGGAAGAACAAATCACTCCTCCTGGAGTCCCAGGAGAAATATTAATAATAGGATCAACTGACCCCGCAGATTTCGAAGATGCAAATTCATCTATTCAAGGTCAAATCGTTGAGATAGATCGATTCGGTGGTTGGGCAAGACTAAAAGATGGAAGAATTGTTGATCCGGATGAACCCACGGATGTAAGTTCGAATCTTAGTGCTAAAACTGCATATAGATTAACTCTAAAGGCACGTCAACAAGAACTGAATAAACCTGCAACACCATCAACAGCAGGTGAAACTACACCAATAACTACAGCAGATACTGCAGTATCTGCTGCAGATACTGCAGTTTATGTTGTTCCCACTGAAAAACCAAAAATAGTAGGCGAGACTACAGTAGAGACTGCAGCAACATCTAATTCTCCATTGGAAACAAAGGAAGTTCCCAAAAAGATTGTTAGAACAATCAATAATGGATCAATTACTTATGAACTAACGCCAACAGGAACTATATCTGCAAAGGTTGTGACAGGAATTAAGAGCACTCCTGCGCCTGCATCTGCATCTGCATCTTCATCAGTAGCCAATCCATATGATTTTACTCAAAACGGAATACAAATTACTGCAGAACATGTTGGCACCGAAACGTATACTCTTCGTATTGTAGATAAAATTGAAAATAATAGAGAGTTATTCGCTGGTACCAATAAAGATTCAAGCGCATTATCTGCTGCAGCAATAACGACACTTACTCGACTGTCATTAACAGAACGCGATTCTTTACATAACAGACCTTCTTTCGGTACTTGGTTACTTGCTATTGATGATACTACAGATTGGTTGATTGGAACCTATCCTTCCATTGCAGGTTCTGTCCAAGAATTAGCAAGCACAGATAAAAATTCTGCAGCAGATGACGCAGAAAGTAATAAGACTATTGCGTTTGATGATCCGGCCGATGTAGAAACTCTGATCAAGCAACTTGATACTAAGGCACGAGAAGCAGATAGATCAAAATTGACATTTACATATGTCGCATGTGTCTCAGCAAAAAATGAGATCCTATTAAACTTTACTTCAGATACTGCAAGTATGTCTGCTGCTGTTTCTCAATCAACACAAACTGCATCAGATGGTAGTTCCACTTCTTCTGTTTCAACACTACAACCATCAGGTGCTGTTACTACAATAACAACAACCACGGAATCAGATGGAACAGTGTCCCAAGGAAAGATTGTCGAGAAAGTAGAAGCACCATTAAAGGAACAACCAAAATCAACTATTGATAATGGTATTTCTCATCCTGCGCAGGCAGCTGATGCAGTAAATACTGCAGTCAATGCACCAGACGCAGAAAATCTTCCAACAAATGAAAATACTAATATTGCTAAGGAAGATGGCAAAGGATTCAAAGACCCAAAGAAGAACTATCCAAAACCAGACTACGTAAACAAACCAGATACTAATACTCTTGCGCTTGGTATCAATTCCCCTGGAATTAACCCAGACCCAAGAACATCTGCGGGCGATAAATCTTCTCAGTCATTAGGTTCTTCGCCAGCAGCAAGGAACGCATCGAGAAAACGTGCGGTAAAGATGGCGGGTCGTTCTGGTTCTACATGGGAACAACCAGCAACTCCGTATGCTGCAAAGTATCCGTTTAACAAAGTTTTTGCAGGTGAATCTGGTCACGCATTAGAAATCGATGACACTCCTGGATTCGAGCGATTGAATATTGCTCACAGATCAGGAACCTTTACGGAGACTGGACCAGATGGAACTCAGGTAAATAAAATTATCGGTAATGGTTATTCCATAATAGAAAAAGACGGGTATGTCCTTATTGAGGGTAATGCCAATGTCCATATCGCAGGGCAATGTAATGTGTTCATCATGAATGATACCGCATTAACTATGCATGGTAAAGTCAGTCTTGATATCCATAATGATGTTAATGTCAACATTGGCGGATCGCTTGGTCTTTCAGTACAAGATGGTATCTACCTCAGAAACGAAGGTGACATTTCTGTTAAGAATGAAGGTAAGGTTGACGCTGAAATAACAGGAGCAGTAACTACCAAAACTACAGGTAAATATAACCTAACAACAGTCGCAGGATTGAATCTATCATCCAAGGTTAATACGCATATCAAATCTGGCGGAGCATTTTTCAATCATTCAACTGGTAACATGAACCTATGTACTGATGCAGAAATTCTTGCTAAATCTACTGGTGATATTAACTTGAAAACCGCTGCGATGATCAATCAAGAAGCAACTGGTAATGTTAATATTAAATCTGCTGCGATGATCAATCAAGAAGCAACTGGTAATGTTAATATTAAATCTGCTGGAACTATTAATGCAGAAAGTACAGGAAATATCAGTTTGAAGGCACCACTGGTTACTTCTTCGCCAATTGATACAGCAACTCTTGATGTTACAACTGCAAATATTACTACATTGAATGCAGGAACCACAAATCTCAAGGGAACACATAATACTCCAGATGATACTACCGATATAAAGGGTAATACCACTGCATCTATCACAGTTCCTGCGTCTGCTGGTTCTGCTGGTTCTGCTGAAGATGCAATCTGTGCAGTAGCAGCAAAACTTCCAGTGACATATGAATTAGAAAAACCTGTTTCTCTATCTGCGCCACAACCTGTCGAGAGAACAAATGATGCTGTTAAGACTGGATATAGTGGCGAAAACAGTAGTATGAATACTGATGGTGGTGAACCTGATGAAAATGGTAATGTTGAAGGGCAACTTTCTGGTGCTGAAGGTGGTGAAGATTGCGTCAACAATGGAGATCCTTCAACGAGCACTTCGTCTGATACATCAGGCGGAACATCAGGCGATGGTACTACTTCCTATCCTCCGCCAGCTGGAAAAAGTGGAATTCCATCAAAAGATTGTAATACATTGAAGGGAGTGAAACTTCCACCTCTTCCTCAACAGGGACAAAAATATGATGGTACTTTAAAAATTTCCTCGAGAATAACACTGGCACAATTATGTAATGGCAGGGATGGTTGCCCTAATGGTGCTGCTGATCTTCGTGGGCATAAATCACCAGGAAGTAAACAAAATGAATATGAAATATTGAATAATCTTCGTTGTCTTGCGGTTAATGTCATCGAACCATTATTCGATAAGTACGGTAAAGTATCATGGTCTTGTGGATTTAGAAAGTATTATCCAGATGGCACAAAAACAAAACTGGATACCAATGCGCATGGTTGGGGATCTGCTGCTGATTTAAGTTTCCCTAACTTGAATCCAAAACAGTATATTGATGTTTGTCGGTGGGCAGCATCAAATTTGAATGGATATGATCAGATAATCTTGGAAAGAAATGCCCGTGGCAGTGTTTGGATTCATATTGGATACACGAACAGAGATGGAAAACAAAGAGGACAAACGCTTACAGCAACACCAGGTGGTAAAGGTATGGTTTATAAATCTGGGTTTAGGCAAGTCGTCTAGAATCTGATATAAATAACTATATGACAACAAAAACAGTAAACAGAATCTACTCGGATCTAGATCTATCCTTCGCAATGCATCCAATTACGGGTGACGTTGCGAGGAAGTTTGATGTCAATGCTGTAAAACAGGCATTGAAAGTTCTCGTTCTTACCAACTTCTACGAAAGACCATTTCAACCTAAAATTGGTTCGCCGATCTACGGTATGATGTTTGAGAACGTTGATATTGTTACTGCCAATTCTTTGAAATTAAGATTAGAGTTATTAATTAATAAGTATGAACCCAGAGTTAGATCGCAACAGATAGATGTTGTGCCACTTTTTGACCAGAATGCGTTTAATGTATCTATATATTTTTATGTTGTCGGGGTTGTGGATCCCGTTTCATTTTCAACTGTTCTAAGAAGAAGTAGATAAGATGTCTCAACTTAATGTAACTGAATTAGATTTCGCAACCATCAAGGAAAATCTAAAAACCTTCATGCAATCACAAGAGGAGTTCCAAGATTACAACTTTGATGGCGCTGGTCTTACGATCCTTCTTGATATTCTTGCATATAATACGCACTATAATGCAACTCTCGCGCATCTTCAAGCAAATGAAATGTTTATCGATAGTGCAGTTAAAAGAAACTCGGTTACTTCGATTGCGAAAACATTAGGTTATACGCCAACTTCTAGAAAATCTGCTCGTGCAAATATCACATTGCAGATTGATCCACCTTCTACGTTTACCAATACAAGTTTAACTATATTACGCGATACACCGTTCACTGCAAAGACAGCAAAAAACACATATACTTTCTTTCCAAAAGAGGACTATGTTTCTGGATTAGTAACTCTTGAAACTGGTCAAACAGGATTCACTTTCCCAATGGAACTGATTGAAGGTAAGCGAGTAACTAATACGTTCATTGTTGATCAATCTAATAAATCTGGCCCATTTGTTCTGCCGAATGTAAATATTGATACTACTACCGTCAGAGTAAGAGTGCAGACATCATCTACGGTCACATCAGTTGTAACTTGGAATTTCTATGATGACATCATGGACGTCGATGAAACTACAAAGGCATTCTTTATCGAAGAAGGTCCATCAGGATTATATGAAGTTAGATTTGGTGATGATATTATCGGTAAGCAATTACAGGTCGGTAATATTGTTGGCATTGATTATATCGTAAGTAGCGGATCAGCAGCTAACTCTATTCCTAACTTTTCACCATCAAAAACTTTTACTGCATCTGGGGAGACTAAAGTAGTCTATCTTGCATCAGCTGCAACTGGTGGTCGTGAAAAAGAAAGTGTTGACAGTATTCGTTATAATGCTCCTAGATTCAATTCCACTAAAAATCGCGTTGTTACTTCTGATGATTATGAGACATTGATCAGATCTAGATTTAATAATATCAATTCTATTGCTGTATGGGGTGGTGAAGAAAATGATCCTCCTGTTTATGGCAAAGTATTTATATCGATTCAACCATTACCTGGATCGATAGTCTCACAGGCAGACAGAGACATTATTGCTCGAGATATTATTCGACCAAGAAGTGTTGTTTCAATTCAACCCGAGTTCGTCGATCCAATCGAAACATACATCGGATTAAATATTTCAGTCAACTACAACAAAACAATTACATCTCTTACCTCCTCTAGAATCGAGTCCGAAGTAAGAGCAATCGTGCAAAGTTTCTTTACTAATAATGTAAATAAGTTGCAGAAAAACTTTTATTATTCTAAATTGCTTTCCGCAGTTGTTGGAACGACCCAGTCTATTTTCTCTGCTAGTATTCAAGTGTTAATGCATAAAAAAATACCGATATTATCGGGAGTTTATGAAGATTATGTGATAAGATTTAATGGTCCATTAGAACCCGAAACTCTGAGAACAACGACTTTCAATACAACCATTGGTGGACAAAACTATTCTGTATACATAACAGACCAACATGATGAAACGGCAGGGGACATCGGAACTCTTACGATGAAGAGAGCTTCAGATGACACGATTCTTTTATCTGTTACTGGAAACGTTGATTATTCTACGGGTGTTGTAACTATTACAGATCTTTTAATTAATTCTGAGACGGAAGCAGAATTTAGAGTTTATGTAGAACCTTTTGGTGATGCTCCAAATATTCTAACATCAGATCTAACATCTACTACTAACTCATCAACGGCAGCAGTTTTCCCTTACGCTGCTAGGAATACTGTTTTAACATTGGATACTAGTGCAGCGAATTCAGTATCAAATATTCCTGTGGGTCTGTCAGTTACTGCAATTGCTAACTCGCAAGAATAATAGATGACTGAAACCACATCATATTATAAGAAGGTTGCTAGTGTAACTGTTACCGATGGCGGTTCAGGTTATACCTCTGCGCCAACAGTTACAATCAGCGGGAATGCAACAGCAACTGCTACAGTTTCTGGTGGTAAAGTTACCGCAATTACTTTGACGTCTGCAGGTTATAATTATCTTTCGCCGCCCACAATTACATTTTCAGGTGGCAGCGGATCTGGTGCTGCAGCAACTGCGAACATGGTTTATATTGATGATGCCTATAATGGGTTTAAAGAATCATTAAGTCATCTTATTGCAAACCAACTTCCAGATTTCGTCCGTGTCGAGTATCCTGTATTCGTTACGTTCCTAGAAAAATATTATGAGTTTCTAGATGAAGAAAATCAGGTAAACAATTTCCTTCTCAATTATGAGAAGAATTTCGATATCAACAGAACACTTGATACATTCCTTCCCAAATTTAAGAACCAGTATGCGCAGAACTTCCCGCTTACTGCACAGATTGATGATAGAAGATTAATCAAATTCATCAAGCAGTTCTATGAAGCAAAGGGTTCTGAGAAAGCAATCGAACTTCTCTTTAGAATCTTATACAACGAACGCACAGAAATCTTTTATCCATCTGAACAGGTGCTTCGTGCGTCTGATGGTATTTGGATTGAAGACATAACATTAAAACTTGCAGTTGATACATCCATTACAGCAAATCCGTTTGATCTAAGCAGCAAAACAGCCAAAATTACATATTATGAGAATATTTCATCAGTAACATATGAGCGAACTGTTGAAACTAGCATAAGCAATGTAACTAAATTCGCATATGTATCCCCTGCAGTTTATGAGTTGGTAACAAATTTACCTAAAACTGCAACGATTCGAGTTCCAGGCGCTGGTGCTTCTGCGAATGCTTTGGTTTCTGGTGGTCAAGTCAAGGCGATAGTCGGAGAAACTAGCAAGACATTTAGTAGCATTACGACAGCAGGAACTCTGGTAGCGACTGTTGCTACTTCTGGTGCTGCTGGTCAGTTTACTTGTGGCAATTCAACTCTATCTATCGGTGATCGACTTACGATTACTGGCACACCTGGAGTTGCAACTCTGGCAGCGACTGTTGCTGTCTCCGGAACTGCTGGGCAATTTACTTGTGGCGCATCAACACTTGCAGTCAATGATCGCGTAAGGATTACTGGTACTAAGGGCGGTACTGCTACAATCACTGGATACACAACAGGAACTACATATAGAGTTTCTGCGGTAACTGGTACCTCGCCGAGTGTTACTGGATTTACGCTAACAACTGAATCTGGTACCGCAATCGTAACTACTGCTGGTAAGTTAACAGGTTTAACATATGCGACTGCAACAGGTATTAACTTAACGAGTAATACTATTACTGTTCCTTCTCATGGGTATTCTACAGGTGATGTGGTTATCTATGATAAAAATGGTGGGACAATTATAACGGGTCTTACCAATTACGCTGTATACTTCGTCATAGTAGTTGATGTAAATACAATTAAACTTGCTACGAGTGCAGGAAATGCTACACTTGGCACAGCAGTTGATCTTACCATTGTGGGATCAGGAAGTCAACTATTGTATGCTCCTGTTATTGATACTGGTAATGGTTATTTTGCAACACCTGCAGTACAATTCACCTCAGCGACAGGAACATCTGCAACTGCTAGAGCAATCCTGGCAGATACTGGGGAAATATCACACGTAATAGTCATAAACGGCGGATCTGGGTATTCAACAGCACCTGCTGTTACGTTTTCCACCGAAGCAGTAAGAACTAAGGTTGAGATAGTTTCTGGAACTACAACAACTCTATATGGTTATATCGTTCGCCAACTTTCGACTGTTGAAGTTATTGATTGTTCCGGAACACCACCATGTGGGTTTTCAGTCGGTGATATTTACTCAATCGATGAATCTGGTTCAGTAGGTTCGTATACTGTAGAATTTAATTCCGCAACAACTGGAACTCTGGCAGCGACTGTTGCTACTTCTGGTACCGCTGGTCAGTTTACTTGTGGCGCATCAACACTTGCAGTTAATGATCGTATAACAATTACAGGGACTCGTGCAGGTTCTGGTACCATTACTGGGTACACGACAGGAACTGTTTATAGAGTTTCTGCTGTAACTGGTGCCTCACCGAATGTTACTGGATTTACACTAACAACTGAAGCTAACGTCGCAATCGTAACTACTGCTGGTACGTTAACAGGTCTAACATATACGACGTCAACGCCTAGTAGTTCGGGATACTTTTTAAACAAATATAACGAAACTGACACTACGCTGAACCCATATACTCTTGTTGGCAGAGATAACAAAGCATCAATTAGAATTGATGCGATTGATGTTGATGGATGTCCAACCGCAGTAAGTATTTTTGATACAGGATTCGACTTCGAGCGTGGAACGTTCACAGTAGATATAGAATCGGCACTTGGGTGTACTGCTACTCTGTCGTTTACCACGGGCGCAGTAAACGTTAAGACAGGTAGATTTAGAGACTCGCGTGGTATGTTGTCGAATGTCAACAAACTACAAGATAACTTCTACTATCAGAACTACTCATATGTTGTTCGTTCAAATGTTCCATCCAACAAATGGTTGGATATTGTCAAGAATACCACTCACCCAGCAGGTACTGCTATCTTTGGTGAACTTACCATTGAGCAGACGGTTGACTTTAATCAATTCATTACAACACCAATACAACCTCTGCATATCTACGAGTTTGTGCTTGAAGAACTTACTGCGTCAGGTGGTATTACTCGCAATAACGAATTCTACTTCGCAGTGAACTTCATCAAAGTTCTTACTGACTCTGCGGCAGTAGCAGATGTAAACAGAAGTCATGTGTTCAAGGTATTGACTGATGCTGCTACAGTAGCAGATATAACATCTCTTGATTTTACTGTTGGTATCTATGGAACCGAAGATGATACTACAGAAACACTGGATGTGTTTGATCGTGTTGTCCAATATGTGAGAGAAGTAAACGAAACAACAATTACTGCTGAAAATGCAATTACTGATTTTGGTAAGGTGCTTGAAGAAACAATTTTCCTTCAAGATCCATACGCTGAAGATTTCTTTGATGAAAATTATGTTTCGGCAGATACCACTGAATTTGATTTTGCAAAGGTTATTTCTGACGCATCAAACACTACAGACTCACAAGCGTTTGGTATAGATAAATCTCTGGTAGATACAGTAACTAACTCGGATGCATTCACTAGAACTGTGGAGTATTATAGAACGTTTACAGAATCCGTAATATCTAATGAGTATGCCAATGCTGGTATCGAAAAACCTCAAACAGATGTAGCAACAGCGGCGGAAACTTCGATCAATCATCTATATAAATATTTGACTGATTCTGTTACGTCAACTGATACCGTCGGTATAATTCCATATCTGGTTAAAACTGACAATGCAGGTGCAACTGAATTATTAATTGTCGCGAATGACTCTGTAACGATAGATTCTATTGCTGCTACTGAACAATCGCTTATAAATATACTCAAAGGACTATTTGAAACAGTAACAGTCACCGAAAGTGGTATTATAAACATACAAGATTATGTTGAAGGTGAATTCGGTTCGGACTTTGTGGGTCAAGCAACTTATTTTAACTAAGAAGAAGGTAAATCAAATGAAACTAATCGAAAACGTAAAAGGTACTAAGGGCGAACTAAACATCGTTCTTCGCGACGCAGCAGGAAATGTTACACAAGAAGTAACTGTTCCTAACCTTGTTGTTAACACTGGTCTTGCTTATATTGCTTCGCGCATGAAGGACACCACTCTTACTGCTATGACACACATGGGTGTTGGTTCGGGTACAACAAATCCAGCAGCAGGTGATACTGCTCTTGAAACCGCACTTGGTGCACGTGTTGCTCTGACTTCAACAACTGTAACAGCAAACGCAATTGAATATGTTGCTACGTTTGGTGCTGGTTCGGGTACTGGTGCTGTTACTGAAGCAGGTATCTTCAATGCTCTTACCAGCGGAACAATGCTTTGCCGCACTGAATTTGCTGTCATCAACAAGGGTGCGTCAGACAGCATGACTATCACTTGGACGGTTACGATCTCGTAATATAAAATGACACTTCTTTTACGGTCAGCAGGTCGCACAGAAATAGCAAGAAGTCTTTATCGTGATATTTACAACGAGAACGACTTCTACTATTTCTTTGTAGGCAGAACAACTGAATGGGATGACGAAGAATCACCCGAAGATCCAGTAGATTCTGTGCGTTATGCGAACACGTCAAGTAGAAACATGCTGTTTGTTAAACGTATTCAGTCGAGCGACACAGTTCTTATGATTCCTAGAATTAACTGGGCGTCAGGAACAGTTTATGATCAGTATGATGACAAATATGGCGAACTAGATGCTAATGGTGACGCATATGCTGCAAACAGTGGTGCTCTATCGCTCAAAGATGCAGAATTTTATGTGCTGACTGATGATGATCATGTCTATAAGTGTATCTTCAATAATAGTAATGCTCAAAGCACTACTAAACCCACAGGAACTTCCACTTCTGCAATTGAAACAGCAGATGGATATATTTGGAAGTTTATGTTTAAGGTCGAGGCATCAGATAAGACAAAGTTTCTCACACCAGAATTCATCCCTGTGAGAAAAATTGCAGGTTCTGGCGATCCTGCATTTGATGTAAATGGACAAATTGATACTATTGCTATTACTAATGCTGGTTCTTCATATGAAACTGCGCCAACCGTTATCATAAATGGTGATGGTACTGGTGCAGTTGCAACTGCTACTGTTAGTGCTGGTCTGGTTACTGCTATAACTATATCAAATTCAGGCGAAGGTTATAGTTTTGCGTATATCACATTCTCGGGCGGCGGTGGATCTGGCGCTGCTGCTTCTGTTACATTGGGTGCTACTGAGTCTGGTACTGCACAACAAAACGTTGAGAATGCTGCTATTCCAGGAACAATTGATCGTATAGAAATTCTTTCTGGTGGCATCGATTACGTAGAAGGCGACGCCACCCTTTCAATCATTGGTGATGGTTCTGGTGCAGAAGCAACTCTAGAAATTGATCCAGATGATGGAGCAATTCTTTCAGTTACCATAACAAATCGTGGCACTGGTTATAGTTTTGCAGATGTTACCATTGACGGCGCAGAAGGATCTGGTGCTAGTTTAATCCCAGTGATCTCACCAAGAGCAGGTCATGGTGCCAATGCGCAGAAAGAACTGTTTGCAACCAATGTTGGATTCTCTGTCAATTTAACAAATGATACTGCCGATCTGTTTCTCAATAATGACTTCCGACAAATAGGATTGGTGAAAAATCCGTTAATTTTTGATACCAATAATAATTTCCAAGATTCCACGGGAACTTGCTGTTACGTAATTAACACTTCATCTCCTGCTAGTTATGCCTTAGATGATGTGATTACAACTGACAGTGGTGGTAAATTTATTGTTGTCCAAAAAGTTGATGCTAATAACAATGGATCATTAGAAAGTATATACCTTCTTCCTATAATTCCACTAATAACATCTTCTAGTATACTCGCTAATGTTGACCAATCCTTGACTGGATTGACTATAAATAGTGTTGTAGAACCTGAAATTGACAACAAAACAGGTGAAATTATATATCTGGATAACAGAGAATTCATCGTTCGTCAAGAAGATCAGGTAGAGAAAATTAGAGCAATTCTAAAATTTTAAGAGAGAACATAAAATATGGCACTGAATTTAAATGTATCTCCATACTATGATGACTTTGACGATGCAAAAAATTTCAATCGAGTTTTGTTCCGTCCTGGTTATGCAGTACAGGCACGCGAACTTACACAACTACAGACTCTGTTGCAATCTCAAATCGGTAAATTCGGAAACCATATTTTCAAGAATGGTTCGGTTGTTCAGGGTTGTGAATTCAAACTGGATTCTCAAAGAGCATTCGTTAAGATCGTCGATGCGGGAGCAGATAACGACACATTAGCAAACTATATTGGTGATATTGTAACTGGTGGAACATCAGGAATTACTGCAGTAATTTTAGATGCAGCAACTGGTACTGAAGCAGAATCTCCTGACTTGAAAACACTGTATCTTCGTTATACAAGTGGTGATGGATCTACGACTGCGGTTCACTTCACAGGGGGTGAAACTCTTACTGTAACTTCTACAATTGCAGGCAGAAATGGTGATACATTTGTTGTTGATACCACATATGATGACGCAGAACCAATTAACAGTTACTGGGGTATTGCCTCCGCATTAACTGTTGATGATGGTATTGTATATATTGATGGTAAATTCGTCAATCACGAAACACAAACAATCATACTTTCCAAGTATTCTAATCTACCATCTGTTAAGGTTGGATTCCAGATCGTAGAAAATACAGTTTCTTCTGAAGATGATCAAACTTTACTAGATCCTGCACAAGGATCTTTCAACTATGCTGCTCCAGGTGCAGATAGATACCAAGTTACAACCACTCTTGTTGCATATGAATCAACTGACACAATTCCTCCTACATTCAACCAATTAGTTGAAATTATAAACGGAGAAGTGCAAAGAGTTTACACTGCAAATATCTATGGCGAACTCGGCAAGAACATGGCGAGACGCACATATGATGAGTCGGGTAACTATGCAGTAAGACAATTCCCTGTTCTGATTAAAGAGCATCTTGATGTTGACGGTAACAATGGTTTACGAACACTAAACACTGTCGATCCAGAACGTGGTGGCAATAAAGATCTTCTTGCTATCGGTCTTGAAGCAGGTAAGGCATATGTTCGTGGGTATGAACATGAAACATTCCAAACAGAATACGTTGTTGTTCCAAAGGGAACGACAACAGTCAATCAACAAGAAATTCCAATCAGTACTGCGTATGGTAACTATATTCTCGTAGACGAATTCTGCGGGATGTGGGATTTAAACACTGGCGATAAAGTCAGTCTTCGCAGCACAGCAGCAGGAGCAATCACTGCAACAACATTTTCTGCTACTGCAGCAGCGGGATCTGAAGTTGGTACTGCTCGTGTAAAGCAGATCGTATATGAATCTGGAACAGTTGGAACTGCTGCGGCAGAATATCGTTTATATCTCTATGACATTGCAATGTCAAGCGGGGATTTTAAGGATGTTCGTGGTATATACTATAATGATACTGCAGATGGTCATGCTGATGTTGTTCTCGTAGGCGGTAATGCTGTTCTACAAGAAACAAGTTTCAACAAATCTCTTTATAGAATTCCTGCTCGAGCAACGAAAACGATTGCTCCAAGTGCAGTTTACGATAACTCGTTTATCTATACCAAAGAATTCGACGGTGAACTTAATTCTTCTGGACAAGTAACTATCACTCTGACTGGTGACGAGACTTTCCCATATGCAGCTGGTGGATTTACTTCTACGATCATCAACAACAACTTCACGATGATCATGAAAGAACCAGCAACAATCAACTCGGTTTCAAGACCAATCGGTTCTAATATTGCTCTTACATCTGCTGCTTTTACAAGAAACTCTGCACAATCCATCACAATAGATTTAGCAGGGGGAGTAACAGTTAATTCGCCTGTAACACTTCCAGTTGATATTAAATTGTATGTAAATGTTCAGACTGCTAATGCGCAACCTATTTTAAAGGTTCTTCGTGAAGATCGTTACGCAATTATCAATACGAATACTCACCCATCAACAAATACTGGTACGTATTCACTGGGTCTGTCGGACGTGTATCAAATTAAAAATATTTACACGTTCCCGCATACTACCTTGGATGCTGATATAGTAACTGACATAACAAACAATAACGCCACAGACATTGCTTCTTCGTTTACTCTCGATAATGGTCAACGTGATAATGAATATCGCAATGCCAGAATCATCAAGAAACCTAGCGCACCGTCACTTACGAATAAGAAATTGGTTGTCAAATTAGATTTCTTCACCCACGATGGTGCTTCTGCAGACGGTACTTTCTTTGTTGTTGACTCATATCAGATTGATGATACTGGTGCGACTGCAGGAAAAATCAAGACACAGGATATCCCAGTCTATAGATCGCCGCTAACAGGCGAAACCTTTGACTTGCGCGATACTTTAGATTTCCGTGTTCGTTATGCAGATTCTGCAGCAAATTCTACCACTGTGGGATCTGCAACAACCAATCCTACTGAGAGCACAACCTTATCTGCTCCTTCTGTTGGTATCACAAATCCAGTTCCAACGGAACAGTTTATTACTGATCTAGAGTATTATCTTGGAAGAACAGATCGACTGATCATTGACTCTGAGGGTGTGTTCAGTACGATATATGGTACACCATCACTGACTCCTGGAATTCCTGCTGAACCTGACAATTGCATGTCACTGGCAATCATAACAATTCCACCATTTCCATCACTTGCTCCTAATGTTGCGAAGAGCGTAAATAGACCAGATTATGGTGTAACATTTCGAAGCATTGATAATCGTCGTTACACAATGCGCGATATCGGTGTCCTAGAACAACGAATCAACCGTCTTGAGTATTATACGTCTCTATCGCTACTAGAAAAAGCAGCGAGTGATTTGTCTATACCAGATGGTTCTGGTCTTGATCGATTTAAAAATGGTATCCTAGTTGATGCGTTTACTGGGCATAATATCGGTAATGTTTTCGATAGTGCATATCATATTTCAATCGATCCAGTAAAGAAAGAGATGCGTCCTTTCTTCCATCTGGAAAATATTGATCTCGCGTTTGATTATACCAACTCAACAAACGTTTATAAGACGGGTGACTTGATCACTCTTCCATATGTAAACGTTGAGATGACTAAAAATACATCTGCCTCTAAACCAAGAAATTGTGTCGGAGAGTTACTCTTTAACTACATCGGAAATATGGAACTAGATCCACCAGTTGATAACTGGACGGATACCGCAATCAAACCAGATGTAAGCGTAAACTTCGACGGAAATTATGATGCTTGGGAAAACATGGCAGATGCATGGGGAACTCAGTATGGTGATTGGCAAGATGTAGTAACCGGAAGAACTGCCACAGGACAATCTTCACAAACTGTCGCTGGTAATACACAAATACGCGGCGATACACTATTCCAAGAACAAACACAAGTTATAACTACTACCACCGAACAACGCCAAACTCGCCAAGGTGTTTCTCTTTCAGTAACTCCGGAAACACAATCCCAGAGAATTGGTGCTCGCGTAACGGACACTTCTATCATCCCGTTCATGCGTTCAGTTGTTGTGACATTCATCGCAAAAAGAATGAAACCGAATACTAGAGTATTCCCATTCTTTGATGGTATTGGTGTCGCAACACATTGTAGACCACTGAGTTTTGATCCAACTACAAATATTACACCTACGGATCCTGCAGCGTATTCTTCATATGCTATTGCTGGCAATTCGGGCGCTTATGGTGCCTCGCTAATTACAAATGCTCAAGGTATTTGCGTAGGACAATTTAGAATTCCAGCAGCGACATTCCGCACTGGTGACAAGAATTTCCGCCTCTGTGATGATCAATTTAACCGTGATGCATTCATAACAACTGCGTCAATGCAAACATGGTCAGCAAATGGATTGTCACAATCCGTTCAAGACACAGTCGTATCGACTCGTGTTGCTAACGTAACTGTCAATAACGTTTCAGATTCGAGATCAGTATTTGAAACTTCTACTACTGTAAATAGATTAGCGGATAGAAATGTTGGTGTTGTGCAAACAACAGTGAATAATACCTTCACGACGGTTAATAACATAACAAATATTGAAAATACCGTGATTACACCACCACCTCCTCCACCGCCGCCGCCGCCAGGAACACCTCCTCCTCCTACGCTACCACCAGCTGTTACTGCAGATCCTCCTGTTATTACACCAACTCCACCACCAACACCAACCCCACCTGTTGTGGTTATTGCTGATACTCCAACTCCAAATCCATGCGAACCAGTAACAACCTGTTGGGAAGAATCAGAGTTCCAAATTGGCGGTTTAGGTGGTTTCGGTGGACTTATCAATGGAAGTTTAGAAACAATAATCATACCAGCTGGATGCAACACCGTAAGTCCTTGCGCACCAGCTTTTCGCGGACGAGATCCTATCGCGCAGACGTTCTACGTCGAAGGTATGCCATTTGGTTGCTATGTCACTAATCTTGACATATATTTCAGAACCAAATCATCTAGTGCACCAATTACTCTTCAACTAAGAGAAGTGGTAAACGGATATCCTGGTAATAGAGTTATTCCGTTTGGCGAAGTAACACTAAATCCTGGAGACGTTGTTGTCAGTGAAACCGCTGCAACGGCAACAACCTTCACCTTCCCGTCACCAGTATATCTGCAAAATAACACAGAATATTGTTTTGTTCTTCTTCCTGCAGGTAATAATCCAGATTATAATATTTGGGTTTCTGAGTTGGGCGAGAACGAACTCGGTACAGAGAATAGAATTTCTGAGCAACCTCATGTTGGTGTCCTGTTCACATCTGCCAATGATAGATCATGGACAGCACAGCAGGCAGAAGATATTAAGTTTACTTTACGCCGTGCAAACTTCGAAATTAATACAGTTGGTTCGCTTGTGATGAAAAACATGGACGTCGACTTCTTGAAATTCGATTCGTTTACGAACGGAAATTTTGAAGCAGGTGATATAATTCACGGATTCTCCTTTGATATCACAACTGCAGGTTCCGGTTATACGAACGGAACTATTACACATACTCTGTCAGGCGGCGGCGCTACTACAAATGCAACGGTTGCTGTAACAATTGCAGGCGGAGCAGTAACGAATGTCGTAGTTACAAATCCAGGAACGGGTTATACTAGTAACCCGACATTAACTATCTCGAGCGGCGGTGGTTCGAGCGCAGTAGTGGCAGTAACTTTAAATAGAGGATTCTTTAAACAATATGATCCTCTATATAATGTTGGAAAAACTCTAGTAAATCTAGGAACATTCACTGCTGCTGATATTATTGGTAACGGTGCATCTTATGCTGAAATTACTGAAATTGAGAACAAGCAACTAAACGTACTTGAAACTAATATTGGTTCTATTGATCATACTCCTGCAACTATTGCTTGGTCAGTCGCACCAACTGCAACTGGTGCAGGTGCTGGCGGAACTACGTTTGAAGGAATCAACTTTGGGCAAGAGTATGAGTTATCATATGAAGCGCAGATCTATTCGTATTCAAATGAACAGGCAGATTTGGATGGGGATAAATCTCTGACAGTTAGAGCAGGTATGATGACACAAACATCAACTGTTTCTCCTGTAATCGATACTAGAAAATGTTCTATAATCGCAATTGCCAATGATGTAAATAATCTTACTACTACTGAAACTGGAAACAACGGTTCCGCTGCTTCCAAGTATATCTCTCGCAGAGTTGTTCTTGATGACGGGCAAGATGCAGAAGATCTAAAGGTATATTTGAGCAATCAGATTCCTGTTGGTTGTGATGTTAAAGTATATGGTAAATTCCAAGAAGCAACGGATCCCTCAAACTTTGATGATCTTGCTTGGATTGAATTGGAGTCAATAAATCCGCCGTTCAACAACACAGCAAAATCTGGTTATGTTGAATATCAGTATACAATACCTGCAGCAAATAAAAATGCTGGAGTTCTTGAGTATACGGTAGGAAGTGCTACTTACAGCGGATATAAAAGTTTCGCAGTAAAGGTTATTCCTCTGTCAACAAATAGTTCTGTGGTTCCTCGTGTAAGAGAACTTAGAGCGATTGCGTTGCAGGTATAACATGACAAGAATTAAACTAACTGATACGACAAAGTATGAACGTGATGGTCATTCGAAGGCAATACTTTCGAATGACCTGCCTGCACTCAAGGCATACAAGTCTCGCAAACAACACATGAAACAAATAGAATCATATGGAGACGATATAAATAACCTTAAGAATGAAATGATTGAGATTAAAAACTTACTAACACAAATACTACAGAAATAAGGATATAAAGCATGAGCACACTTACCCTTAGATCTGTAAAGGGGACTCCGCTGACAAATACTGAAGTTGATAATAACTTCAGCAATTTGAATACAGATAAGTATGAATCTGGCGCTAGTCCTTCTTTTGCAGATTTAACACTTACAGGAACCCTGACCAAATCGGTTTCAGGCACAGTTACAGCGGCGGGAACTACTCAAGGCACTGCAACTGCACTGACAAAAACCATTAACATGATCACAACAGCAACAGCAAGTCAGGGCGTAAAACTCCCATCTGCTGTAGCAGGTTTGACCATCAAGGTTATCAACACCACAGCAGTTACTATTGTTGTGTATCCAAATACCTCAGATGTTATTGACGGTGGAACTGTCAATGTTGGTGTCAATTTGGCACCATACTCGTCTGTTGAATTGGTTGCGCAAGATGCTGTAGATTGGTATCGCGTAACAAGTTTAATTGTTTATGACTCGAGTGGTAACAGGTTAAACTAAAATGAATCCTCTAAAGGTCAAGGCAACAGGGTCCCCAATCACTTCTGCAAACATCAGCGGTTTGCAGACCATGACCGATGCAGAGGTAAAAAATTATATTGCCAATGTTATCACAGAAAAATTTGCTGCAGTAACAGATGGTACTGGAACTGCTGAATTAAATATCACAACAAATAACTCAGGCGCAGGAACTTCGATCGGTACGTTCGTCGATACGACCAGAACCGAATCTATCGGAACGCATCCTGCTACTGGTGCAGTCTCTACAACAACATACACTGCTAAGCAGGTTACTGCTGCTGCGGTGGAAAGTATTACCAACAGACCTTTAGCATGGGATTCTCGCCTAGAAGAAATGGTAGATGGTGACATTGATAGCACAATGGATCTCTGCGTTGAGGCGATGGTTGCTGAATCCACATACACTGCTGGTCAATATAAACTACAAGCAACTGCACCATCAGGCGGAACTTGGGTTTCGCGGTATACATTAACAGATACAGCGCAAGGTGGAAACACTGTAACATATTTGTGGCAGAAAACAGTGTCATCTTCAGCGCCAACAGTGGATCTTACACCACTAAAATTGTTTGCTGGTAGTAACTGCAAGCAGATGACTGAGGCAGAAATCGAACAGATGCTTCCAGTCTTCAGAAATAGAATTATTGAAACAGGTATCGGAACATATAAAATCCAATCAGATGCGCCTAGTGGCGGCACTTGGATTCAAACAGGCAATACATTCACAGATACTCGTGAAGAAGTAACACCACAGAACTATGCAGGAAATTTCACTGGAAATTTCACTGGTAACTTTTCTGGCAATTATGTGGGCACAGCAAACTACTCAGGTTCTAGAACCTATTCGGGTAATTACGCAGGCAATTATGGTGGAACGTTATTCTTTTCAGGTTCTAGAAACTATTCGGGTAATTACTTGGGGTCTGTTAATTTCTCTGGTAATTATTCTGGTTCTAGAAATTACTCTGGTAATTACATAGGTAATTACGGCGGATCTATTCCGTATTCTGGTTCTAGAAACTACGCAGGTAACTATGCAGGAACTGGAAACTTTGCTGGACCGCAGAACTACTCTGGACCAGCAAACTATTCTGGTTCGAGAACCTATTCTGGTAACTACCTGGGAACTGGAAACTTTGCTGGAACAGCAAACTATTCTGGATCTAGAACCTATTCTGGTAACTATGCAGGTTTTGCAAACTATTCTGGAATAACCAACTATGCTGGTTCAAGAAACTATGCTGGTAACTATCTTTCACCACCATCAACATATGGTGGAGTCTACGCTGGTTCGAGAAACTATGCAGGATTTTATGCAGGTCCAGGTACAAATTATTCTGGGTTCTTCATGGCAGGAACTTATTCAGGAGGTCCATATTCTGGACCAGTTGGATACGCTGGTACACCATACACAATATACCAACCAACTCCAAGTAGTTTGGATACAGTTGTTTATTTCGTGACACCGTACTTTAGTGGTCCAGGAGGATTCTACTCAGGTCCAGGATTCCAGGCAACGCAATTCATTCCAGGAATCGGCAGTTTCCCCGAATTCTATTCTGGTGGATCATTTGCTGGTCCAGGTCCTGGATACTCAGGTTCCAGAAATTATGCTCCATATTTTCCGCTTAATGGATATCTCGGATTTTATTCGGGTCCAGGAATAAATTATTCTGGTTCTAGAAATTATGCTGGTAACTATGCAGGTATTATAGGTTTCGCTGGAACAATAAACTACTCTGGATCTAGAAACTATGCTGGTAACTACCTTGGATCTGTAAACTATTCTGGTCCGCAGAACTATGGTGGATCTAGAAACTATGATGGTAACTATGTAGGAACTGGAAACTATCTGGGGACTGGAAACTTTGCTGGACCAGCATCATATTCTGGTTCGAGAACCTATTCAGGAACTTATGGTGGTGGTGCAAACTTCTCTGGTAATTACTCTGGTTCAAGAACTTATTCTGGCAATTATCTAGGTAGTTATTCTGGTCTTGCACCGTATTCTGGTTCAAGAACCTATTCTGGAACCTATGCTGGTGGCGGAACCTTCTCTGGTACCTACTCTGGATCTAGAAATTACTCAGGCCTATATAATGGACCAGCAAATTATTCAGGTAATTATTCCAACGCATTCTCGGGGAATTTTACTGGAGCATTTTCTGGAGCAACAATACAGGCAACTAAAGAAACAGTGTCATCTGTTAAGTTATGGATAAGGACGGCATAAAACATGGTCTTAAGAAATAAATCTTCAGCGACACCTGTTTCTGCTGTAAACTGGCAGGGTCTTCAGCAGATGTCTGTTGCTGAAATAAAAAATTATATTGCACAAACTCTGACAGTTTCCTTTGGTGCAAACGCAGATGGTACTGGTACTGCTGAAATAAACATTACCACAAACAACAGTGGTGCTGGTACTACAATCGGAACATTCGCGGATACGGATCGTCAAGAAGCAACAGGAACACACCCTGCGACTGGCGCTGTTGACACTGTCACATACACTGCCAAACAGGTTACTGCTGCTGCGGTGGAAAGTATTACCAATCGTCCACTAAAATATGACGACGGTATCAAAGAACTGACAGATGGTCAAATTGATACCGAACTCCTAGACTACGCGATCGATGCGATGATCAACGAGACAACATATACTGCTGGTCAGTATAGATTGCAACCAACTGCTCCGTCAGGTGGTACATGGGTTTCACGTTATACTCTAACAGATGTTGCTAATGGCGGTAATACTACTACGTACCTTTGGCAGAAAACTGCAGCAACCACTCTTTCAGACTCTAATCTAAAACCACTGAAACTTATCGATACCAAAGATGTCAAAGAAATGTCATCTTCGGAAATTCTACAGATGCTTCCGAATTTTAGAAACAGAATTATTGATAGTGGCGTAGGATTATATAAGGTTCAATCAACTGCTCCAGTTTCTGGTGGAACATGGGTTCAACTCGGTGATGAGTTTGCTGATACCAGAGAGCAAGTAACACCACAGAACTATCAAGGTAACTTCGTCGGTAACTATGTCGGTAACTTTGCGGGTTCAAGAAATTATTCTGGTAATTATGCTGGCACATTTGCTGGCACATTTGCAAATAACTTTAGTGGCGGTTATGTCGGTCCACAAAACTATTCAGGAACATATACTGGAAACTTCTCTGGTAACTATGTTGGTAACTATGTCGGTACCTCTGGTTATTCTGGCAATTACACACAAAACTTCAGCGGCAATTACACAGGAAATTATGCTGGATCCAGAAACTATGCTGGTAACTATGCTGGGAACTTTAGTGGTAACTATGTAGGAACATATGCTGGTTCAAGAAACTATGCTGGTAACTATGCTGGCAACTACCTTGGAACATACTCGAGAAACTTTAGTGGAACCTACTTAGGCAACTTTAGTGGTAACTACCTTGGAACATATACACTATTCTTTGGTGGTTTCGTTGGTGGTAACTTCGCGGGTAACTATCTTGGAACATATGCGAGTAACTTTACTGGAAATTACCTCGGCAGTTTCAGCGGTAACTATCTTGGAACTTATGGTGGTTCGAGAAACTATGCGGGCAACTATGCAGGCAACTATCTTGGAACATATACTGGGTTCTTCTCAGGTTCTAGAAACTATGCTGGTAACTATGCTGGAACATATCTTGGCACATACTTAGGATTCTTCACAGGAAACTATGTTGGACCAGCAACATACACTGGAACATACTCGGGTACATATGCTGGGAACTTTACTGGTAACTATCTGGGAACGGCAACATTTACTGGCACATATACTGGATACTTCACAGGTAACTACACTGGATATTATTCAGGTTCTAGAAACTATTCGGGCAACTATGCCAGCAATTTTAGTGGAACTTATTCCACTAACTTCTCTGGCGCAACAGTAATTGCAACCAAAGAAACTGTATCGACGATAAAACTTTGGGTTCGCACTGTATAAAAACCCTTGACTTTTGGGTCAAAATCGCGTATATATAATATTGAGAATATATTTTTTTTAATGGAGATTTGAATGACTACTACGCGCACTATTGAAAACCCGTATTGGGCGAATAAAGAAAAGCAACATGTCATAGCAGAGTTCGTTTATCCTGATACGGGTAAACGAGCAACTGCATCGATTATGAACGATGGAACTAATCGAGATTATGATGAGTTGATGAAAAAGTATAGCGTCGAGCAGATTGATGCGAATACTAAAAAGCGGTTTGATGATCGCAACCAACATATCAAACATAACATTGAACGCCAGAAGGTTGACAAAACTCGCATGCAGCAAGAGCAACTGTTCGCTGCTAAACTGGATGCATTTGAGATCGATCTAATCAAGTCCTCAAAGAATCGTGAGTTGAAGTCTAAGATTCGTAAAGCAAAAAACATCATGGAAGTCACTGCTTACACTGTTATTCTTCTCCAGCAAGAGGAAGCAAATACTTCTATCGTAAGAGAAACAGTTGATGCAGAATAATGGTTTCCTTTATGTCGCAACAGTAAGAAAAGGTTACTACAGAGCAGCAAGGAATTCTGCTATATCTCTGCGCGACTTTTATCCTGATGCAAAAATAACATTCTTCACACACGAGGAATGGGTCCAACCAGATGATTATGAAATCTTCGATACAATCATCACTGAGAATGTTCCAAGAGACAAGCGAGCAAAACTTTGGGCGCTTGATCAGACACCGTATGACTTGACCGTATACATGGATTGTGATATGGAAGTTGAACATGAAGACATAACTAAGATCTTTGATCAGATTCCTGATGATGTAGATGTGTTGTTTACTGCCAATCGACCATACAATGCAGCATTAACTAAACTCTCAGAAACTGAAGAAATGACTGAGCATTGTGGGTTGTTTATCTATCGAAATAATGAACACACTCTAAAACTAATGCGTGCTTGGTATGATGAGTATTGGGAACAGAATAAACCAGGATGGGATCGCAAGCATTATCCTGAATCTGCTCTGCAGTGGGACACATTTACAATGTGGAGGTTGCTAAATCATTTTGACTTCGGCGTCAAAACAGGTAGATTCCCAGACCCTGATGCCAGATGGAACTTTGTTTCGGGTTACAAAGAAGAAGAATTACAGGGTCAACCAATAGTAATTTATCACTATACAATTCCACATGCTTTATTGAATTAAACAGGACACACATGCTACAATTTACAAATTCAGTTTCTAAAGAACTAAGTGATATTCTAGACCCATTTACCCAATGGTTCTTTGAGCAAAACGATCAACATCTTGTTCTCGGTCCACAAGACTTGCAGGAAAAGCGTCGAGGCGGATTGAATGTGGACACTGCTACTGACGAACAATATTTAAATCATATTGTCGGTAAGGGCGAAAAGCATGTAGGATTTCCTGATGTTGCATGGTGCACTGACATGTCACAAGCACATGGTCAAACATGGTTTCCTTCTGAATATGGAAGAAGGCAGCAGGCAACAAATGCTGAGTTGATGAGTTATCTTGGCGCAAGAAACAATGCTGTATTTACTTACTATCCTGAAGATGGGTTTATGGGTTGGCATACCAACTGGAATGCATCAGGATATAATATTCTTATCACATATAACTCAGAAGAAAATGGTGGATACTTCCGCTATTTAGATCCAGTAACAAAAGAAATTGTTACTATGATTGATCCAAAGGGATGGTCATGTAAGGTTGGACACTTTGGTGATCGCAGCGATCCAAATAAAATTGTATACCACTGCTGCGGCAACTCTGCTAAGAGACTGACTTTAGGATATGTTGTACCGCATCTTGAAATTTGGCGTTCAATGATTGAAGATATTAGTGGCGAGGACGCTTCTCA